GGGGGTCTGTCGCTACCCTCCACCCTATCTTATTCTTTTGAAATATGGCGGCTTCTTGATAAAACATAACAGGGTTCAGCACGAAGTGCTTGGCAAGATATGTTTCTGCCCCGGATAAGGTCCCGGATCCAAAATGCTTAAAGACGTGGCGGAAGCCATCAGGCGAGACAACTGTGTGCCCCGCCTGAGAACTCCCGTTGAAACGGACAACGACTGTGTTATCCTGGAGGCTTGATAGGTAATCCGTTATCAGGCCTTTTCCTTCATCGCCGTAGTTAGCCCCGATTACAGCCGTTGTCCTCATCTTAATAGTCTAGGCTTTGAGCGACTACCGCCCCGCTCTTAACATCTTTGAGCGCATTACCGACCACCAGTGAGGTATCCCCAGACCAGGAGCCGGCCACAGCATCAAGATCGGCGCCTTCCGTTATCTGGATAGCCGAAACAACTACCTCGGCTAACTTAGTGTGATCATCCAAGATAATAAGGTTCTGGCCTATCACGTTAGCCCAGCTTTCCCGTACTTGCTCCAAGCGAGTGCGGGCGTAAGAACCCTGAGCTACAATGACATGGAAGGTGTGGTACACCGTGGACACTTGATCATAAAGGGCCTGAGCGGTTAAGTCCTCACCCGAGGGAACATCCCCCATATAGTCGGTGACCTGGCTTAAGTTTAACTGAGGGGTGCACTCCTCATCACCAACCGTGAACAGATACCCACGCTTGCCTCGCTTTTCAAAGCAGTCAATTGAGGTGCGGGTAGCTGCGAACAACCACGCGGCGATGTAGCTTTCGTAATGATTGCCTCCTCCGCCTCGCTCTAGCCAGATACTCTCCATCTGTTTAATGAGCGGATCGTTTTCAGCTTCAAACTGTGTCACTTGCAGGGGGGCCTGATCACTTTCAAAGTCCCCAATACCCATCACTAGTATGTGCGGGTCGGTGATTGGTCGTCGTTCGTATATTTGACCGATGAGGGTACCGAGTCCCTCGCGGGCCATGACATCAAGCAACGAACCCATAGATCCGGTAACATCCAGCCCAACGATAAGTGCTGTTGAGTTCGGGTTGGCTTCCGAATCACGAGACTCGCGTAGTAGTGCTTTCTTGGGGTCCAAGGCATCAACCAAACTCCGGTTTTTGTAGATATGATCTACGGTTGGTGCTGCTTCCGCCGTGTATCTGCTTCGGGTCCCGGCCCAACTGCCGCTATCCCATCTTCCTCCGCCCATACTATCCTCCTATGGGGTTCCCTCACCAGGATCGGTGGGGGTCTCAGCCCAAGCGCGCATCGCAGCTTGGACAGGTCCGGGGACAGGTACAGCACCAGAACTCCAGCGCCGGACCGATGACCCATCGACCTTTAATCGTTCGGCCACAACCTTTTGCCAGTTGTGGCCGAACAACATCTTACCAAGGGCTATGAACTCAACCCTCGTCATTTTTCCTCACTGGGTAGGTGCCATCAGGAAGCATGTCAAACACACTTCCACCGGCTGTGCAGTTGTTCTTGAGGGGAAAGACCATGAACGGCTTTTCCCCCCTCTGCGGTATAAGATTTTTCTTTAACATTTTTTCGCATAGCGCACCTCACAATGAAAGTGGGGAACAGTCGAGAACAGATAACATAATGCGCTCTACCCAACTGAGCTACCCCCCGGATTGCCCGGGAGGGAGGGACTCGAACCCCCGACCTCATCCTCCAAAGGGAAGTAACTGTTTTCTACACCACCACTAAATCAGGTGCTTGGGAACAATAGGTAACGGTATAGTTTCTACCAAAGAAGTAACCGTTTCCTTCACCACAAGCAACACACAAGCTAGTGCAATATGCACAAAGGAGCAAACCCTATTTGCTCATTGCTGGTTTTTCTGATGCACCGATCTCTTCAAACCCCTCGCTAAACGGTGGAACTTCCATAACTGGTTCTAGACTAATCTTCACCAGTCTCTTTGCATCAAACCATCGACCCGTGGGATACTCTCCGGGCTTGTCCATTTTTGGCATGATCGCCGCCTGGATGCAACCGTACAGATCGTAACTAACGGTGTCCACCGTGCCTTCAAAGCCTGTCACAGCATCGCGACAAACGTAGCCTAGTAGATCAAGATGTTTCATAGGAAGTTCCTCCTTGGGCAAAGTGGGTTCATACACGTCTGTTCAGAAGTCGCAGGACAGACACAGCCTCGGGAAACTATGATAGGCTCAGACCGGAGTTGCAGCTCCCAGAGACCATCATCTCTTTCGTACCAGTCTCCAGCGTTAACCGATCTACCATCCACAGTTTTAACCTCAACAAAGTGGCCTCCTAGTGGTCCCGGAGGACCATCAAACACTATGTTAAGCTTCATGTCTTGTGTTCCACGATTCTATGACTTCTTCTTCGGTCAGATCATCGTTAATTATCATTCCACCACACTCGACACATAGCACTGAGTTAACACAGATTTCTATATCCACTCCTCCACAGAAGGGGCAGGGCTTAGGATTCTCCATTAATCTGGCTCCGTTTGCATGTTCCTATTTCCCTTTGTTGTTTAGCCACCCATTTCGGTCCAGTCTTATCAGCTCTAAAGTTTGTTCCATACTGAACCCACTCACCTTCTATTTCCTCACAAAGGAAATAGCCGTGCTTTCCCTTAACATGTCTTAATACTCCATCGCACAAGTCTTCCTGCAACTCACACTCCAGAACCTCATCATCATGCATTAGCACTTTCACGGTCGTCTCATCCTCAACCAGTTATTCCCGTTTCTTGGATCAGCCAACCCATCCGCTTCTATTATCTTGTCAACCAGCATCTTTGTCAAATTGCTATCTTCAAGGCAGTAGTCGATGGTGCGGCCAAATAGTTTTCGTTGCCACCATACCGGCGCATTAGCCCCAGAGCCAGTTTTATTTCGGTGGAAGTTCACCGAACCACAGGCGTCCAAACCAAACCCGCCATGAGTCCGATAATTAAACTTCGGTCCTAGACCAGCCGCTGCCCACAGTTCCACAAGCACATCGTATTCAGTGGTTACTTCAAGACCATTAGCCGCACACAATTTATCATCAAAATTAATTGAATTAAAGCCGATGACTAATCGTTCTTTAACAAGTGTCTGAAACTCATCAAAGTTATCCTCTAAGAACACCCGAAACCGGCGCTCACGATAATCGTAAGCGGTTATGCAGCTTATCCCCATACCTGCATGGTCATCCCACCCTTTGCAGTACTCAATGCCCTCGGCTCTCGGCTCTTTTCGTCCTTGAATAGCCTTCTTTATCTCGCAATCGTATATCAACATAGTTTCTTCATCTCCTTTAGGACCTGTTCGGTCTGCTTTATCATGAACTCAAGACGCTGTTTAGAAAGTTTTCTTTTGACAAGGGAAAGAGTAAAGAATCCCGAGACTTTATATAGGGTGGCACAAATTCGTTCGAGCCTGTCCTCTGTGTCAGACAAAGAGGTCTTGGCCGGAAACTATAATCGTTCCTACCAGATCACAAGCCGGACATTCAATATCAGCAAGAATAGTCACGTCGGGGGCAACCGCCTGCCATCTGTGAGAACAAGCTATGCACATCGCTTCAAAGCATACATGTGGGCGGAAATCATCCAGCCGAACCACGTTGTTTTCACTCATAGGTCTCTCCTAAGAATGGTCCTTATAATCTCGTTCCACTGAAAAGGGTAGGACCAAACAATTCCCCCTTCAGCGTGTATTCCTTTTTCCTTTACCTGCGGAGCCCTGTGTCCCGGCCAAAGGTATATGTCATCTATCGTGGTGCCGTTTGCCCGCTCCTGCTTCTTTCTAGCCAAGATCCAGGTCTTACCCCCCACCCTAGTTCTTCGCCAATGCCATGCCACCTGCTCGGGGGACAACTTGACTCGGTTGCCGTCTACTATCTTAGTCTCTACCCAGCACTCTCGTCCCGCATCACATATATTTACATCGGGAATACCTAACCCCGTGCCCCCAGTTTCTATGCGTTGGTAGTCAATATCTGGGGGTAGATGGGACTTTACTAGACCCCAGAAACTAGACTCAGGACCACTCATTCTTTGCATTCCCCCAGTTTTCACCAAACTCGCAGTCGATAAATATTGGAACAACTAGCTCAACCGCGGTTCTCATAATTTCCTCTACAATAAGGTACTTTTTCTTAGAGCCGATAGAAACATCCAGCTCGTCGTGCATTTGGTTCAGGGGTATAATACCCTCTTTATACAGAAGATACATAGCCGCCTTTGTTTGATCGGCAGCTCCGCCCTGGATGAGCTTATTCATAGACTTATGGGTCTTGGCCCGCTTTATATTCTTAGTTTGAAAGAACTCCACCGCCTCATCATAGCCCCGTATCAGCTTAGGGTAGCGAGTAAACTCGTTCTTCTCATAAAACGGGAACCGGCCCCTACGGCCGAGCAATGTTTTGATCCAACCCCGCTGCTGCGCCTTAGAATCACATAGGCTGGACAGTCCTTTAATGAATGGAACCTTTTGGTGGTAGGTCTCCATCATGTGCTTGCCCTCTGGACCAGCAACTTCAAAGGAGCCTGGAGTTCCTGCCTCCACCTTTTCCCAACCCTTCTTCCCACGCAGTATCCATTCAGTGGGCAGCCCTAGTTTGGCACATAGTAAGGGCGGACCCATACCGTAAGCTACTCCCAGGTTTATTTCTTTGGCGTCGGCCCGGCTGAGATTCGTGAAGTCCGCAACCATTTGGTGATAATCCGTATCGGGGTCTTCGTTGTAGCGACGGACTGCTTCTTCTGCCCCATCTTGGTGAGTAATGTAGGCATAATGCACGGTGAGACGTGGTTCTTGAGCCTTGTAATCGAACGCTCCCCAACGTTCACCCTCTTCTGGTAGAAACATTCCGCGAACATGTGGTGAGAACTCGGCATCTCTGCCCGTTGCCTGCTGTAGATTTGGATTTCGGCAACTATATCGTCCTGTGATCGTCCCACCGCTCTCTCCCTTTAGTTGGCAAAATTCAGGGTGAACCCGGCCCTTATAATAGTGCTTCTCCATCATACCCACAAGAAAGGTGTTGATGGTCTTGTCTAGCTTTCGTAGATGACGTATAGCACCACCAAGAGGATGAGTAAGCCCTTCCAGGAACTCTTTTTTGAAGCTGGGGGCGTTGGTCTTTGGGGTCCGTGGATACGGCAATTTATGGCGGTCAAAGATTTGTGCAAGAGACTCCGCCGACCAAATATCGACATACAGACCGTAGTCCCGTTTGATAGCCTTAAGCTCATCGGCTTTCTGCGCTTCAAGAAGTTTCTTTACCCTCTCTGCTTTATCCATATCAATACGGACCCCCTGCCGACACATTTCAAATGTGAGGGGGATAATATTCATTTCTAACTCAGCAATTTGGTTGAGGTCTTCTTCGTTAAATATTTCTAGAAACCTGTCCCTTAACGGGAGAAGCACAGCGGCATCCTGTTCAGCATATGGCCCCACGAACCTCGGGGGCATCCGCCACATATTTGCCTTCAACTGCTTGGTAGTCTTCAGCCCCCATGCCGCGCCAGCTTCCCGCAAGAGGGTCTCATCCTTACCCTGCCCTATGAAGTCCTTGGCCACAGCATCAAGGTTATACTCCAGCCTATTCTCGTCAGCTAGGGAGGCCCCCAGCCCCGTATCAAAGAAGGGACCACTTACTTCAATGCCCTCTGTTCCCAGCCACCCCATATCATAGCTGGCATTGTGAAACAGTTTTAGTGTCGGGGTCTTGCACACATCCTGAACATACCGCTTCACCTGACCTAAGTCAAGATTACCCCCCGCTTCATGCCGCACTGGGAGGTAGAGCTTCTGAATATCCTTGCCCTTCTGAAAGGCCAGACTTATCCCAGCTAGGAACCCATCATCCCTAGACCACCCTGGACCAATGTCCGTGATATGGGGGTCGTAGGTTTCTGTATCAATACCAATTGCCGTAGCCCCGGAGGGGTCGGGGAAGGACTCTGGTGGAACCCAGTCAGACGGAGGTTCAAACAGTGGTATTTGTATCACGCCTGTACAATCTTACCTCGTAGCCCAAGAAGTTCGCCCAGTCTACGAATTGAGCTAGGCTGATGACTGGCTTCTTGCGGTTCCAGTTCCGTATGGTACGCATTTCATAGCCGGTACCTTCAGCTAGCTCAAGAGACCCCAGCTTGAATATGCTAGTTGTCCTCTTCAGCATGAATATTAGCTCATGCATCTGCATGTCTGTTACTGTCCTCTCTTGTGGGTCCAGGTACCAACTGGTTCTTATGCCGCGCTATTTCCTTGTCCATTTTAACCTGTAAGAAGTGCGCCTCAACGAGAAGCAGGTAGCGCCGTAGATCCTGTATATCGTCTAGCAGCCCTTCGGGCCTTTTATCCTGGTCCAAGGCTGTAAAGATATTGAAACCAGCTTTGTTTTCTACCTGCTCTTCAATACGGTCCCACTTGCGGGCGAGCATCATATAGGCCCCGACGCCCCCGCGCTTCTTCCACGAGGAAGCGTATTCTAGGTCCTTGGTAGTGGTTATGTCAGCGTCGGCAAACTGTATTTCAGGTATGCGCTGATGATAATTAAACTTTGGGTCGTCTATGTTGTTTGTCAGCGGCATTCTTAGCTCTCCTTTTGATCCATTCTTCACAAGCAAGTCTCCAGTCGGTAGCGCGTATATCTGCGGCCATGCTGAGCGCACCACCCAAGTTTTTTTCTTTAACCTGATTCCAGGCTAGCCTCATAGGTGTTGCTACTTCAAAGAAAAAAGGGTTGTCTGCCGACCACCCCACTGAACCCGTCATCCACTCTAACAGATCTCGGTACCATGATTCAGGGTTATGCACCATCGGGTAGGGCTTGCACTGACCTATATCATACGGGTTACGGGGAGCAGGCTGGGGAGTGCCCACAGTGGCCAAAATAGCCGTGTAGGCGTGGTAGTCGTTACTTATTTGGGTGTACGTACCCAACGGCACCCCGACCATACTGGCAACGTACTCATGCAGCATCGACATGTGCACCGCGTTCGCCCCATAGGCCCCCCATATGATGTCATTGCTTCGGCAGCACACCGTCATGTCAAGCTCTATGCGCTGCTCATGGCGCATATCTCTATGCCGTATACGGAAGAATATAGTGGTGTTGCAGGGAGTATCTATTTTGTTGGCAAGAAGGTCACTGTTGCCGTCCCACATTGCCAGAACACAGCGGCGGGAGTTTGGGTCTCTTTTTAGAATACCTATAATCACATCTATCTGATCATAGTCAAACCAGTGACGCCATCTGTGGCCATAGGCTCCCCAGAACTTTTTACCATCATCACTAAATTGGCCGAACTTACTGTTATATCGTTCTATCCACTTTACATCATTCCGGCCCGCCAGCATCCACAGACCTTCCATAAAGTGGAAGAATGGGTTGGCATTGCGCTTTTCATCAAACAATACCCGCTGGTCGGAGTGAAGGTAGACTGTGGAAACTGGGTCTGGATAGGTAAGACATTCGCCCGCCCTGCTCGGTCTGACGTCACCAGATTCTAATAACATCCTGAGACCCACGGTGTAGGCCTCATTGACGTTAAGTGCGTGTAGAGTCCTCATAAGCTTTCTTCCATGAAATACGAACGTCGGTGCGAATTCCTCCGCCCCACGAACTTTTGGTTTCTTTGGCAACTACTTTTACAAAACCGGGGTGTAGATTAGCAAGTTCATAACTGCACCGGGCCATCATTTCTTCATCACGATAGGCAGCACATCCCCCCTCTTTTTGACTTCCGGGCTGGTTGTGGGCGTAATTGAACATGATTAGATTAGGGTGGCCAGCTCTTAGAAGTTGCAGGGTCATGTCAAAGTCTTGCTTAGTGTCAATACGATCAAAGCGGGCGCCGATCTTTGTTACTACCTCGACATCGTAGGCAAGAACCCGCATCATGCGGCCTACTTCTTGCGTGTACTCAGAGACCCGGTTATTTCCTTCTCTGGCGCTTATCCCCACATGTGTCCAGTCATTAAGGTGCCCTTCTACTTCGGCAATCATATTTTCAAGACCTTCAGCGCCTAATGGGAGCAACCTTACTTCCATTGGCTGCCCTGATCTACCACTAAAGGTTAGATCATCATCCATAAGGATGATCTTATCCGCCGGGGTGTTATAGAGAAGATGTTGTCGAGTAGGAGATAGCATAGTTATATCAGCCGGTAGAATTCTGATATTAGCGTCTGGATGGGCTTTATAATATGCCTCTGCTTCCTTTTCTTGCACCACAAGCCAGACATTAGGTGCGTATCTAGTTTCCATTAGAGCTTTTAGGGTTGGTTGAGATCCTGCTCTTCCCGAGCTATGTATGTAGATGTTTAGCATTTTTATTTCTCCCACGGTCTAAGGACCGGCTTTGTCATTGGTTCTCCACTGCTCGCCCAGTCAACTGTTTTTCGGTCATCAGCGGTTGGTACAGGGAGGTCCTGTTTTCCGACCTTATCAGGCAGGATACCAACCCTGAAACTTGTGTTGTCACAACCTTTACAGGGGCCAAAATTCCGGTCTCTATGGTAAAGGTGTTTTCGGGCGGCATCAAACGCGTCATTATTCCAGATCTCCTCTAGGCTGCCATCGTCGATATTTCCGGCCTTGTAGATTCCCCGCCAATCGTTGCAGCACAGCATCACTTGTCCGTCGTAACGTATGGCCATTTCCCGGAAGGGACGAGCGCAACGTTTCGCAAGCGGCTCCACCAAAGTAGGAAGTCCTGCGCCACAATGGTTATTGCCGATTTTAGTCCCCACCCTCTGACCTGTAAGAACTGCCTCTTCCATATCTTCCATAATGAAGATCCTCTGGCGCGACGCCTTAACTTTCGTATAAGGGCTTTCCTTTTTACTTGCATTGCTGTAGTCCCAGATTTCGACCGCATTGTACCCCCTGACCTGTTCTATCGCTTTCGCTGAATCTTTATAAGCGTCAAGAGCCAGTATATTGAGTCCGGCGTCGAATAGTCGACTAATATTGGCGTGGACGCCAGGAGGCTTAAGAAGCGGTGTTGCATTGCTCGTCACCATTAAGTGAGTTTTAGGAAGATTGCGCCTGAAGATATCGATAATAGCGACGCTGTGGGGGTTCATCAAAGGCTCCCCGCGCAAAGCAAACTCTATCTTGCTGTTCCACCCCGAGTCACTTATTTCCCCCGCTATATGGACCGCAGTTTCAAGGTCCATGAATTTATAATCACCGCGGGCCTCACGGATACCCTGAATACCACACATCCTACACCGGAAATTGCAGCCCTCGGTCATTTCTAGCTTTATCGTATTCGGGGCATCCTGCATTATGTTAACAACCCCATCAGCATCTTATTAATGACCGCGACCAAACCGTTTCCTAGTGCCACTCCGGCCGCAATTATAATCACCGCCGTAAACACCTCATGACTTTTCATGTCTGTACCTGCTCCTTGGTCTACCTTGGCCGTTTTTGACCCGTTCATATTTATCGAACTCACACAACTGAAACTGAACATCGTGTAGTGCTAAGTCGCCCAATCTTCCTGGCCAGTGAGCTACCCTCGCCTTATACAGCTCTAGCATCTCTTCCATATAGATTCGCTCGGGCCGCTTTTGGTCAAAAGGCCTGACCATTATTCTGTTTAAGCCCCGACGTGCTCCAGGACCAACTGGGCACCATGTATTCAAGTCTTTTATCTTTGGCCAGATTGCACAATGAATAGCATCCTGCATCACTTCCTTAGCCATAAACCCCGAACCGCCAAAACCTTGGAGCACCCGCATGTGCTTGATTATAGCCTCCCAGGACTCAGTATTTAACCCAACTTCAACAAGTGTTGAACAAGCATCCCAGAAGGGCTTCAGGAACATATCCACTACGACTTCCTGCTTAGGTGCCGAAATACCTTGATTAGTGATGACATACGCCCCTGTGAAGACCTTTTTCTTATGGGCCATCATCATAGCTGCCACAGCCTTAATCCGGTTTCTGGTCTCTAGATCAAAGTCATACTGGTAGCCAATTGCTTCGGCAAACTCCATTGTCCCAAAGTACCGGAACAGGGCGCAGTTAAAAAGCTGAACATGGGCGGGCTGGCCGAGGTTCTGGTTGGTCCAGTTATCCCGCATCCAGCGTGTAGTGCGATCGTCCTCCCTATGGACGTTGGTGAATTTATATTCCTGGAGTATCTTATCATCGGTCCAGGGCCACGGCCTTCCCGCTTCCTTATTTAGACGTGTACTTTCCCGCTTAACCATAAAGGTATAGAAATCTTCAGTCCTCATCCTCAACAACCATCCCTTCCGGCAGCGGTTTAGTTTCAATACAGTTTTTACCTATGCAGAGAAGCCAGTATCTCTCCATATCCCCATCTATGATCCAGCCAAACGAACCGCACTTCAGACAGGGCTCACTCTTTACGACATCACAAAGACTAATCTTCATAAGCTACCCAATCCTCTGCAAACATGTCATTTTGAGTGGGGTTCCATGGTAGCCTAACACCGTTTATAGGATAAAAGAACACAACCCAATCATCTTTTTTATAGGGGGTGTACACAGCCATGACAAACGTTCCCTTGAACCACGATTGTCTGGTAAACTTCTCACCATCTTTTACTTGCGACAATGCTCTGGGAAAGTCCATTATTCTGGGTCCAAATCATATATCTGCCAATCGTTTGCGAACATGTCGCCTTGACTGCACAGCCACGGAATTAAGTCTTTCTGTACTGTGCGGATGTAGATGTAGGGCTTGGTCATCTTACTCCCGTCATCAGGGAACTGGGCCTTAAGATACTGATCTGCCCCGTTCCACCCAACACGAGTAACGGCGTTCCCCAGCTTTAGTTCTGTAAGTGCTACTGAAAAGTCCATACCTGTCCTCCAATCAAAAAGGGGGCAGCCCGAAAGCCACCCCCTTATAGTAGCCCTATTAGCGGGCTGAACAAAATGTCTTATGCGGCGGGCTTTTCCAGGCGCACACGACCAAATTTAATGTCCTTGCGAAGATTACCGACGGTGCCACCGAGCGGCTTCACGGCTTCAAGCCATTTCTCGACGGTAATGCCGTCCTTGTACTTGGCGAAGATATCGGCGACTTTGGTGCCGGGCCGACGGGCCTTGACTTCTTCACCGGTGAGAAGAAAGATTTTGCATCCCTTGTCAATTGCGTCGGCCCTGGGCTTGGCTTCCTTGGCTTCGGCGGGTGCGGCGGTCGGTTTTCCTGTGGTGGCGGCTTTAACTGCCATGTTGATTCTCCTATGTTGAGTTGATAAACGAAACGAACAATGCTGTATAGCAAACATCCATTATAGATGAAAGCAGTAATTCGTGTCAGGAAGAATTATGTGCAAATTTTCCTTTACCCGTGTCAGGCCAACATAGAAAACCCGGCATTCATCCTCGGGATATTTTTCCATATTGTCATATGTTCGCTTGGCCATATCAGAAAATAGGATGACATTATCAGATTGACCACCCTTGGCGCTGTGTATTGTGCTCAGGGTTATACGCGGAGGTTTAGCTAAATCTTCTCCCCGGCGCAGTGCGGCCAGATAATACAGTCGCTCTTCCATTGCCATGTTGATAAATGCGTCATGCCATATTTCTTTTGTTTGGACCCCCCACATTTCCCGCAATTGGGAAATATTGACTTCTGCCCACTTTGGGGGTATCTGTGGGGAGCGCCGGGTATTGGCCACCATCTTCATTACATCGCGTGCCTGCGTAGGGGAAACTGAACCCCC